GAAACCTTCACGCAACGACTCTTCAGCCTGCATAATTTTTGCTTCCAAAAGGTTGATAATTTCTGCTTCACCATTGTTCTTGGCTTCTTCAATACCGCTGATTGAGATTGAAGCAGCATACTGCTTCCAATCGTATTCGGCAGCCGAGATACCCGTCTGAGGTGTGAGGTTGATTGAATCGTAATCAGAGTACGATTTAACAGTATCGTTCTGACCGTAGATCAGTGGTTCAACAATTTTAGTTCCGCCGTTAAGCATACGGATACGACCCTTTTCCATAAGGGTGTAAGTAAGTGGACGAGCGGTGAACACGTTGTCAGTAAGTTGTGAACGATAGTTCGCAAGCGTGGTTGACAAGAGTGCATCAAAGTTAGCATTTCCCGGCATTGTAGCCTCCTATAGTAGATGTGATTAGTTTGAAATTCCGAGTTGGCGTTTAGCCAAATCAAAAGCGTCTCTTAAAGAAGAGACAGGCGCAGAAGACGATGTAGTTGTTGCTGCTGAAGTTCCAGCACCAGAAACAATTCCTGTTTGCCGTTTAGATTCAACAATTTGCTTTTCTTTCTGACTTTTAGCATTCATCTGTTTTTGATTCTCCCAAAGTCTGTCAAAAGCAATTTGTTTATAAACGGCTTCCAAATCGTTATTACCAGTTGCTAAGGCTTTAGCAACAACCTCATTAGGATCGAAATCCTCACCGTAGTTATTCTGCAACCTAGAAACAGTTTTTTCAATATCTTGCAATGCTTGTGATTCTTCAAAAGACTGCAAACGTTTATTGACTTCTCGGTACTGTTTTTCCCAAGGGTCCATATATTCGTCTTCTTCAACAACCTCATTGTTTAAACCGTAATGGTTTCGTAACAACTCAACTGTAGATGCAGGATCTTTATCCAATGCTTCTTGCAAGGCACTAGCAAACTGTACTTGTTGCTTCTGCTGACTGAGGTCCTGTGTCTTGCGGGTATAATCCGCTTGACGCTGGTAACCAGCCAACGCCTCCTTTAAAGATACTTCAATTTCTTCTCCGCCGACGGGTAGTTTGACCTTACGATCAGCATACTCATCCCAAGAAAAGTAATCTTCAGTACTGTTTACAGAAGGTTCGCTTTCAACACTTTCAACTTGTCCATCTAATGTGGGGTCTACTTCAGTGATTGCATATTCATTTGTATCGCTCATGGAGTCCTTACTCGGTTGTTCCTATAGATAGATGTAAGTTTGTAACATTTATTGCATTGCGCCAGCGCCACCAAGAATTGCTGCCAATTCTGGTGGCATCCCACCTTGCTCAGCCATAGGTTGTTCCTGTGGCATCTGTGGTGGCATTTGTGGCATACCCTGTGGTGGCATGCCTCCCTGATCAGGTGGCATACCACCCTGCTCGGGACTCATCTCCTGTTGAGGTGGCGGTCCAGCAAGGAACGCCTCAGGAGACTTAATACCAAACCCGAACTGCAACACATGTCTAGCCAAAGCAGCCATGTCAACTACACCTGCGCCCACGAAAGGAGCCATAGCATCAACCATTTGCAAAGCCATCTGACGACGGAACGACTCGTTAACAGGGGCAGTAGAACCACCCTCTACCTCATAGTCAAACTCACCTTTGATGTAATCGCTATCAAACGTTACCCACAAAGGTATTGCGTTAGAACCAACAACACGAGCAACCTGTTCACCAGTCATATATTGTTGTGCCAACGCAACGAGACGTTGCGCTGCAGCACCAATATACAATTCAATAGCAGCCAACTTGTCTGATGCTCTAGCATTGCTGGCATCCGCTGCAATGCCTGCTTCAGTGGCGGTACGACGGATCTCAGGCATTGCACCACGCATGTAATCCGAGATACCAGACACACGGTCCATGTCGCTAGAAATAAGGTTTGATTGGTTGTAGAACTCTGGCGGGCTGATAACTGCCGGCATTGGCACAATGACACCGCTAAGAGGTTCGTCACCCGATACGGGTACCATAATGTTGTCTTCGTCGGACTCTAGGGCAGAACGACCATCAGGATCAAAAGCAGATTCTTTGTACAGCCATTTGCGTGAGAACCTTTTGCGGTGATTCATCATTTGTGTACGTGTGGCGTTTAGTTCTTGTTGTAAAGACTCAATTGCTTCTAGTTCGCCCATCGGGTAGAAATGTTCTGGAACCTCGTAGTTCCTGAGCATTGTAAAAGGGTGACCGAAAGAGAACGGAATCTTTGTTGGTGCAATCAGGAATTTGTCTGGACCATCGCAAAAAACTGCCATAGTTTTTTTTGTTATGTCATACCATTCCCACACTTCAACGTAAGAATCACGTTCTTCCCCATATGGTTGTTTGATTTGCGTATCTTCACTGTATTTAGAATATAGTGTTGGTTGTGCTTCGGAACGTGCAGTAGAGTTGTATCTGCGATCGTTTTTAACGTCCATTAAAGGTCGTTTGATACGTTGCGCAATCCAGCGCACATCATACATTGATGTTGCGTCTGGATCAACAAACATGTCAAAAGGGCTAATGCGTTCAATGAAGGGGCGATCCTCAAGTATGATTAATTCTGTTTCCATGTTGGATTCAGGTACTAGATCAACAACATCGTTTTCTTCAACATTAGGGTCAGCGTTCTTAACTCGTTCTTCTTCAACAAAACGGTAACCAACTTTAACCCAGCCGTGACCAAAGATTAGGAAATCCTTTACAGCAGAACGAAACTGTGGCTGACACCCATAGTGTCGCCACCAATAGTTAACAATAGCCTCAGTGACGGTAGCCTTGTCAGCGTCCTCTGGACGCCTAGCAGAAACAGTAATTTTAGGGTGGTTAATAGAAACGCTGGGTGCAATAACGTTAATTGTTGAGAACGCCATGTTTACCAATAGGCGATCTTCGTCAGAATAGTTTTCGTAATGTCGTCCACGATAAAGATCTAACATACGTTTCCACGTATCGTCACATTGCTCTTGTTTGCGCATTCGCTTACATTGGCTAAGTTTCATGCGATAACGTTTGAGCAACTCTGGGTTGCTGCTACGTGCCATTACTTATTGCCACCAATACCAAACGCACCATCTTTAGGGTTGACAAAACGCATCAATGGTGGCAACAATGCTGCACAAGCAGCCTTAGCCAAGTCGCTAGGGTTATGGTTACCTGTAGCGTATACGGCCACTAGGGCACCTACAGCCGAACGTGCGTACGATGCAACCATTGCTTTTTGTTGTTCAGTTAATCTTATTACCATTGTTGTGCTCCTTGATGTGGGTATTCAAATTTTCGTCAACACGGTCTACTTTAAGAACCATGTGGTGTAATAGTTCACGGGATTCGCCATGTTGTGCAGTGTTTTCTCGCCGTAACATTTGTAGTAAAACCACAGTAGGTCCAGTAATTATTGCGACAACAATAGCGACAGCCCAATTCATTAGATCCAACGGCTCCCGACTGGTTCGGCTTTAATGCCGGCTGCTTCTGCTTGCGCTACCTGTTGACGTGCACGTTCCCCAATAGTGGGTCCATGAAAGTCTTCTTTGCCGTACGTAAACCCTAAACGGATGCCACTTAGGTGGCATTTGAAACAATATTCTCCACGACGAGGCAAATCGTCGTGTTCAAACTTTGATGAGCAGTCTTTGCAAGTATAAATCGCCATAGTATTAGATAACTTTGTCACTTACGGGCAGAGAATGAACCCATAACAAACTTTGGTTGCTGTTTGTTAGGCAAATGTTTGGACCACCAAGCCATACTGTTCTTTGGTGCTTCTTGAGAAATCTGGTATTCGGGCAACCAAACATATTTGAGCATTTGATTTGTTATAGCCAAAGACATTACACGGTCGTCATGAGGTGAACCGTGGGTTCTGCCGTTAGCCTCACGAATGAACGTTCTCATCTCGGCAATAGTGCGTTCACATTTAAGATCCATTAAACCATCACGAATAGTGGCGTTTAATTCGTCAATAGCCAAAGGTTTAGACGCTGCCGTAGTTCGCCAACCCAATATTTCTGTAGGCATAGGGGTGCGTTGGGCTAGACGGCGTTGCCTAAAAATGTTCTTGTACCCTGTACGTTGTATTGCTTTCAAGGTTGTTAGACCGTGGTTGTTGGACTCAACACCTACCAAAGCGCCGTGATACCAAAGCCCTAGGTTGTACAGGACGTGTTCGCCAAACTGGTCAGGGTCAATATGACCATGCCAGTGGGCGACCACTTCTTGTGTATAAGCGTTGATAATGTGTGCTGTGCTGTAGTCGCCGTGACCTAAGCCTTCTGCAACGTCAGCCCCAATACAGTACAGTCCACCTGTTTCAGGGAACTGCCATACGGCTAGTTCGCCACCATCTTCACGGAACTCAATATGTTTATCAGAATACACATGCAAATAGCCTCTGGCAGGTTCTTCTACTTCTAGGGCTCGTAGTGCGTCAATGTCAAATACGGGGCGCCCAGAGCGAATAAAAGCCTCATCAGGGTCACTGGGGTATTCTTGCGCTAACTGCCAGTCAGGCAGTTGGCGTTTCTTGGCTTCATACCAGTCATCGTCACGATCCGATGCTGACCAAGGAAAGAAAATACCTTTAAACTCGTTGTTACCAGTTTGTGAACCAACCCACAGTTCGTGGAAGATGTTGCCTTCGCCGTTAGCGGTACTGAGGCAGATGACTCGTCCACCAACGTCGGCAATGGGTTCAATAGAAGCCCATGCCTCGTCACTGTTAGGCAAGAACGCCATTTCGTCAACTACAACGAGGAATACCGATTCGCCACGGGCAGGGTCGTTACCTGATGGTAATGATTCAATGGCTGATTCGTTGGAGAAAGACATTTTTAGTTGGTTGTTGTCAATGATGCTTGGTCCACGTAGAACCATCCATTTTGGCATAAACTTAAACCCATACTTGGATTTGGCTAACAGTTTCATTGCTTCACGTTCAGTACGTGACAACATGATCACAAAACGATCTTTCCAAAAGAACGTGACCCAGAACACATAAGCACTAGCCAGTGTAGAAAAACCGATCTGGCGAGCCTTAAGAACAATGCTGTAACGGTTGTTTATCCATGCGGCAACAGTTTCAACTTGTGCTTCACGCATATCAAACTTGATACGACCCTTTTCAGGATGTTTAATAAACCAGTAGTTTGAGCAGAAATAGACGAAAGCATCAACAAGTTCTTCGTTGGTAGCGTTTTCTGGACCTTTGCAGATCCTCCATTCCTTCTCGTTGAGAAGGTCGTTAAGTTCCATTATTTTTCTGGATCTTTATCTTTCTTAATATTAGAGTTAGAAATCATTACACCAGACAACGTTCCGACAAGGAACGTTGCGATCGGTGTAATCAAATCAAAAAATGCTTTATCGTTGGGTGACTGTTCCATAGGTTGAGTCACATAGATCAAAGAATACAATACAGACCCCATAGTGCCAGCAAGCACGCTAGCCAAAACCACACCGATCACAAACCGTAAACGAGTATTTAACTGTTCTTCTGTTAAACGTTCTTTACGAGTCATCAGCAGTCAATCCCACGGATACCATCAGTCGTAGGAACCTGAACGGCACTAAGAGCCTTGTTCTTGGTCCTAGGGGCACACGAACACTCAGCAGTATACGCTTTAGCAGGGTCTTGACAAGGATACCTGTAAGAATCGCTACAAGCAGCCAACATAAACAAACCAACCACAAACAAACTAGTAGTCTTCATCATCAAACCCTCCAACCTCAGGATGCTCACCAGAATCGCAACT